AAAATGTTATTGATCGTTGCCATGTATTACTCTCCTCTCTCTTTTTCGAGGTCTGCAATGCGGTGGTTTGCCACCTTCATCTGTTCTTCAAGCACCGGGACGCGCTGGGCGAAATTGTTGTGCGTCCGGACTTCCCGGGTCAGCTCTTCCAGCTTGGTTTCGGTCACCGCCTGCTGCTTGTCCAGCTTGGCGTCCATGCTCTGGGCGGTGCGGTTGTTGGAGACGATCGCGCCGATCAGGCTCAGACCGCCGGTGATAATGGCTACGATGATTGCTTCGCTCATGCACCCTCCCGAAGACGGGTCAGGCCCTTCTTTCTGATGATACGGGGATAGTTGAGGGTGGTCACGTTGAGGTCTACGTTGCCCGTGATACCCGGAACGCTGCCCTTGCTGGTGTGCTGATGGGCGTTGTAGTGGTAGCCGACGGCGGGGGTGCGCCCGGTCGTATCGGACAGCCAGACGTCCCAGCGGTTTGCCAGACGGCCCATGTCCAGCTCCATGTTGGAGTAGTGGGTGTAGGTGTACAGCTGGGCGTAAAAGCCCATCCGCTCCACCTGTTCCAGCGCGTAGGCGGTGAGGTTGGTGAGGTCGAGGGTGCTCATGGGCTTGAGCTTGTTTTCCTCCACGTCCACGCACACGGGCATGGTGAGCGCTTTGCCGCGTACCGCTTCCCGCACAAGGGCAAGCTCTGCATCGGCCATCGCCTCGCTGGTGGCGTAGGTGTAGTAGTACACGCCCACGTCCAGACCCGCAGCTTTGGCGTTGCGGTAGTTGGTCTCAAAGGTGGGGTCGATGTACAGGCCGTCTGCCCGCTTGGAGAGCTTGCGGTTGGTGCTCACCGTCTTGAGCATTGCTCCCTTGTAGCCCGCCGCTTTGACCTTTCGCCAGCCGTCGAGGGTAATTTTGCCCTGATACCGGCTCACGTCGATGTATCGGTAGGGCGGGTCGCCCTCCCAGCCGGTGACAGCCTCTGTCTTGGGGGCTTGGGGCGTAGGCTCAGGTTCGCCGGTGTCCTGCTTGTCCCCCGGGCCAAAGATGGCCCGCACCAGCTTTTCCAGCAGCTCCAGCAGTTTACTCATTGTAGTCCTCCCCCGTGATCTCCTTGTACTGCTCTGCGGTGATCTCGCCGTCGGCCACCCGCTTGGCCAGCTCCGCTTTGACTCCGGCATGGCGGCGTGCGGGCATCTCTGCCCACGTCTTAGTACCGGCGATGAGCCGGTTCGCCCAGATTTTGTCCATTTTGATGTCCTCCTTATTTGTTGACGGCGGCGTCCAGCTCGCACAGGGCGTCCTCGATCTCCGCTACGAGGCCGGGCAGCTCCCTGAGCTTCTGCTCCTCTGCCAGCTTCCGGTGGAGCTCTTTCAGGCCCTTTTCTGTTTTGTGTAGACTTATCTCCATAAAAGCCTCCCTCCTGCTGTTATACAAAAATATGGGGAGCTGGCAACCCAACTCCCCATATGAAAGCATCACTGCACCAGTGCAGCGATTGCCATCAAATCACAGAGCGGCGCATCATAAAACGCTGCCGCCCACAGCCAGTAGTCTTCGGACTCCGGGCGGCGGTACTTTTGGCAGAGTGCCGACGACCAGACCTTATCCCAGCGGGTCTGATAGTCTGCATCCCGACGCTCAAGGCACCGCTGGATGCTGTCAACCAGCTTCCCCCGCAGGTCACCAGCGCCGTCGTCGTCCTGCACGAAGTAGTCCAGAGCGTTCTGGCTTCTCACAGTGCATACGCGCTTATTCTGGTGTATAAGAAAACCGCCCTGATTACTCAAGACGGTTCCATAAGGGATGTTCACACGCCCGCCGTCAATCCCGACGAAGCGGGCCCGACGGCGGGCGATAAAGCGTTCATGCTCCATAGGTTAGACCTGCTCTTTCTTCTCGGCGAGCATACCGGTCAGCTCGGCGTAGTGCTCATCGGTCAGTTTGCCGGCGGCGTAGAAAATATCGATCTTCTCCGCCAGACCATCGGTACTGCCGCGCTCGATCATACGCTTGCAGGTGCGATACAGAACCATTTCCGTTGCTTTGCTCATTGCCTTTTCCTCCTATCAGGTATTCTCAGTGTCATCCATATCGGAGACATTCAACTTCAGAAGGGTCAGGCGATAAGCCTGATCCACGTTCATCTCGTCGGCATCCTCGATGGCAGCTTTCGCCTCCATAATCCAGCCACCAATGTCGGTCGGCTCCAGAATGACGCTCTCTGCATCATCCAGTGGCTTCCGACCAAACAGGTGGTACGGAGTGCCGGCATAAGAAATGCCCGAAGCATCAGGCTCCGGGCAGATGATATAACAGCCGTTGTCGGCTTTTTTGATGTAGGTCACGTCCTCGGTCAAGGCAAGGACGGTGCCATCACTGGCTTTGATGATTTTGAACAAGGCACTTTACCTCCAAAAATTGCATAGCAAAGCCGCCGCAGACGCAGCAGCCGCCCGTGGTCGTTGTAGTTACGATAATAAGCTGTCTGGCATTCCATGTACTGTGCAACTTCTTGCAGAGTGCGTTTACCAGCCAGCCACTCCCTGTGAAAAAGCTTGAGTTTCCGGCGGGCACGTTTCACGCCATCACGGCTGCCATTGACTTTGATTTTTCCGGTCTCGGTCAAGGTAAAACGAGCCTTGCACCAGCGGAACGGCTTCGTCAGCGGGATGATTTTGCACTTCTTCCGGTTTACTGGGATGCCCAAAGATTCAAAGCGGCGCACGATTTCATGTCCCAGTTTTTTGAGGTCATCCAAATCAGGCAGCATGATGAGGTAGTCGTCCATATAGTGGCAGGCAGCCTTGACACGTCGCTGGCACTTAATCCGATTGTCCACCGCACTCGGCAGCGCCACCATCTCTTGCTGACTGGGTTCCACACCCAGAGGCATTCCACGTCCTGGAATGTTCCCGGGTGCGCTCTTGATAATGGTATCTGCAAGCCACCGCAGGTCATCATTCAAGATAATCTGCCGATGCCGCTGGTAGATGAGATCGTGCGAAGCAAAAGGAAAGTATTGCTTCAAGTCAATTAGCAGCACGCCTCCAGCACGACCGTATTTGCGGTAGTGCCGGGCGAGCATCTGCTTGATACGCTTATACTGCCAATGCAAACCTTTTCCGGTACGACTTGCACCGTTGTCGTAGATCATGCTGGGGCCATACAGCGGTTCCAACACCTCTTTGCTGAGAACTTTGTGGATTTGTCTATCTGTGATATGAGGAGCGTCAATCGGGCGAACTTTGCCACGTTCGCAGAGTGTGAAATGGATGGATGGTTTCGGTCTCCAACGCTTGTGGAGAACCTCACTCCGCCGTTTTGCCGTACCGGAAAACAGATGCATCTCATAGTTCTGGATGGACTGCTTCCAACGAACCCCATTGCAGCACTTCTTCCCGTAGAAGAACATCTTCCGATAAGAAAAGACTTCATTCAAAGGACCAAGGCTGTCACACCGGGCTTGTCTCCGGGCTTGGCGTGCTGCCCGGCGGCGCTGGTATCGTGCTTCATGACGTTCCTGACTTGTCAAAATATTCGCCCTCCGTACAAATGTCTTGTTGGGTGCCGTCTAAAGTGCGTTGTCCTTACACATGAAATGAGGTTAGGCACATTCCTCACCATGCAAGCAGCGTCCGTGTAAGGCCATCGGAGAGCAGTTTTAGGGATTCTCACCCAGGGAAGTGCAGCTCCTTTTACATCGGTCGTCTTTCGCACTTGGCTACTCCATGTGACCGTGTATCTGTAAAATCCGGGGCGCAAACCAGCCGAGTAGTTAGCGTTGTTATTGTTGTAACTTCCGTCAGTATTGACGTCGCAGAAATTGTTGCTGTTGTTGTAATTAGCAGACCGCAGCCACCACCACACCGCCAGTAGGCAGATTAACAGCCGCACACCCAGTCGGCATCAAAGCCTTTGCTTTATGCCGATATTTTTTATCGACCCTTTCAAAAGGTCATTTTCCTTGTCAATCAGTTCTCCGAGGTGCTGAGCCATCTTATCCAGCTTTTCCGTTGCGTCTTTCGAGCCAACGGATTCGCCTTTTGAGTTGGTAAAGGCACCTGCGGGGTTTTGATTCAGCACAAGGTACACATGAGTCAGTCGAACATCTAAAGCCATGAGCGACGCACGAGCCTCAATCAGATGGGCCTTGCGCAGCTCGACACGTTGCGGATCAGACGGATAAATGCTGTTAGCTTTTTCCGCATAATCGACAATCTCACCGGCCAGCTTGGCAACCGGTTCCGCTACCAGCCGAGAGTACCGGGCCGAAAGGCGGGTCAGAAAGTTCAGGGCCTCAACATAAATCTGGTTGGCCGTATTGACGAACTCCGCCTTGCTTTCCGTGCGCTTGGACTTCAAAACCGACATGAGTTATTCTCCTTTGTCAAGATCAATTTTTCCCTGCTCTCGCTCCACTTCTTCCAGATGCTTCAACAACACATACTCTATGTAGTTTGTGATGGATCGGTGTTCTTGCGTAGCAAGGACACCGATTTTGTCAAAAACTTCATCGGACAATCTCAGAGTGAAAACACGCTTGTTAGTTGCCATACAATACCTCCTGTTGAACAGGTTTTGACAGTATTGTATAGCTTTTCCGAGACTTTGTATGCGTTCAAAGAACAGTTAAGTGATAGCATTTTGGGGCTGTTTTCAAAAATTCGCACGGGGCGCTGACGCGCCCTTGGGAATTTTTCTGTGAAAAGCTCTGCTCTCGCCCACTTCCGTGGGCGTGATAGGGTTGGATACTCTGCGGAGGATTAGACAGCAAAGCCGGGGCGCAAACCAGCCGAGTAGTAAGCGTTGGAATAGTAGTAACTACCGTCA